GAGTGCTTGAGTTGAACTCCACCGCCAATACATGACTGCCCTTTAGATATATTAATAAGATCTTCTCTTAAGAGTTTCTCTGTTGAGGCGAGTCCGTCAAGTTTTGCTTTGACCTCTCTCCACTGTCTTGCTTTGACAAGCCAAGCTTCATCATCAACCGCAAGGACATCTTCTTTAAGAGCCTCTGGTGGTTGTTGAGCCCAGTACTTTGTCCAAGCCCCTGTGATTGAGTCTTGTGCCTTCTTGTCAGCCTTGACCACTTGAAGTAGTCCTGATGTATTCTTAACATCGTAAACCCAGAAGTAAAGTTTGGTTGCCCCAGCTACTAGCATCTGTTGTTGACACTGAAGCCAGTACTGCTCAGGCATTCTACCTGTCTCTGCTACCTCTATCCATAGGTCTGAGGTTACACCCTTTAGTGGGCACTTGATCTCTAAGATGGTGTTGTCATCTTCTCTCCAGCCATCTAGTGACGCACCCATAGGGATGCTCTCGTCTTCAGTTAGGATTACTACTGGCTCCCATTGGGCACCCATCTCATCCTCAAACATTTCACGAGCCTCATCCTCATACTTGTTACCATGCTCCATGGCAAAGTTTGTTTCGATCTTTATCTCACCAGTCTTAATCTTGTATAACCCCAGTGGTGTCTTTGGCTCCCACTTGGATACACCTAGTAGTGCTCCAACTTCTGATGCCATTCCACATCCACTACGAACGTCTAACCATTCTTGAGATCCTTGAGGTAAGTCTTTGTCTTTAATTATTTTCATATTGATTCCTAATCTAAGTTGTTTAAGTAGTCCAACCAATCCTCTCCAATTACTGGAGGGATAAGTATGTTTACTTTTATATCTTTAGCAGCAAGCCTCTCAGCCAGCTGATAAGCAGACTTCTGTCCAACGAAAGACGCATCGTTATCTGCATAAATATCTACAGCAGTTACGTCTTCTGGTGGCTCGAAGGTTGCCATACAGTGTGCGTTCATGACACTAAAGGCGGGTAGCTCAGATACTTTACTTGCAGCTAGTGCAGTTTCGATACCTTCAGCTAAACATATATGTCCTTCATGGTCGTGAAGTCTAATTGCAGCACCAGTGATGGTGCCCTTTGGTGGCATAATCTTTCTGCTTGTCATGCCTTTAAGCTTCTCCCCGTTATGTGTGTACGTTATGTGGTACGACACACCCGCACCCTTGGCATCTTGAATCAGTCCAAGCATTGCAGGGAATGGTCCGAGCTTTACACCCTCTTCCCATGTGTATAGCTTAGCCTCCTTCAGGGTGTCTGGGTAGGCGTTCAGGCCACGACTCCTTAAGTAGTCAGCGACACTACCTGTAAAGTTAACAGGCGTACTCATACGAGCTACCTTCTTAAGCGCAAGGGTTGGGTCTTTCTTTGGCTTGCTAACTTGTACTGTTGTGTGATCGATGATAGGTCTAATAGAATCTAAGCAGTCTACAAAGCTCCATCCTTTTACCTTTTGTAATAGTTCAAAGCCATCGCCAGCACCACATGTATTACAGTAGTACGTTCCTCTGCCGTCCTTATCATCAAATCTAAATCTGTCTGTACCTTCTTCACATATTGGGCAAGGCCCATGCCTGTTCTGCAGATACTCTCTGTCGATACCGAGTGCTGTTAGCACACCGTACCATTTACCAGTAACATCTAAATGGTTACTCATTACTACCTCCGTTTATTTTTTTTACTCATTGCTGCTTTTATTTGTAAGTGCTTGATGTAGTTCCTACATTCCTTGCTGGGCTTTGTTGCTTCTGCACTAGAATAGTTCGGTAACTCTTTGAACCTATTCTTATATGTATGAAACGCCCATCCGGTACTGTATCCTTTCATAGCACAGTAGCCTAGAAGCATGGAGTAGAACTCCTCTCTAAACTCTGGTGCATATGTTAACTTCTTCTTGACAGTTCTGGTGGCCTTGTCGACCCACCCTAGTTCTGCATCAATAACTTCTACGTACTTTGATTTCTTCTCTGCCACGTGACCACACTTGGGACAGATGTTTGATCCGGAGTATGCCGTAAAGCATCCATCACAAATAATCATAGTCTCTTCCTTATCTCTTTGTTCTTTTCTTTCTTGTATTGATAGTGGCTTCTTAGGATCTAGCGACCACTTTACTTCGTCTTCAACAAACCCATGCATGTACACAGCACCTGAATGGTCAATGATAGTGGCGTGTTCCTTGCCGGGGTAGGGTCTAAGAACTCTACCAACCATTTGAATGTACATACCTAAAGACTTTGTGGGTCTAGCTAGTACACATACTTCAGCAGGGGGGCAGTCAAATCCCTCAGTTAAAACCATGCAGTTACAAATTACCTGAACAGTTCCTGAGTTAAACTCTGACAGTACCCTTTCGCGTTCGTCGTGGTCAGTTGTTCCATCAATGTGTGCAGCTCTAATCCCCATATCTACAAAGGATTCTGCTAAGTTCATTGAGTGGCTTACTGATGTTGCAAACACAATTGTTTTCTTTCCTTGTGCTATCTTCTTCCATGATGATATAACATCACCTACTAGTTGAGGGTTGTCCATACGTTCTGCCAACTGAACTGAATTGTAATCACCCATAGATGATTGAATACCTTTCAGGTCTGGGATAGTTGGTGCATAGTATGTTGCTTTGACTAAACTCCCTTGTTTAATAAGCCATCCGATAGAGGGTGCCTGAACCATATCACTAAAGATATGACCAAGACCCCTACCATCTGACCTAACTGGGGTAGCCGTGAGTCCAAGGATATGTGCATCCTTGTACAATTTGATTAGCTTAAGATATGTATTACTTAAGCATCTGTGAGCCTCGTCAATGATAACGAGGTCTGCCTTAGGTAGCTCTTCATGCTTGTTTGTTATTGACCGTGATCTTAACGTGTCAATCGACGCTACTTGAACGTCGTACCAAAACTCAGCTGATGAGCCTGCCATAATTATTCCATGCTTAATGCCGAAAGCATCTAGCTTGCTTGAACATTGTGTGATTAACTCTCTGCGGTGAGCAAGGAACAGTACTTTCTTTCCTTGTTCCACAAAGTGTTTCACAAATGCGGATGCCATCACGGTCTTCCCAGACCCTGTGGCAGCTTGAAGTAACACGTTCTTGTTACCTCGTCTATGAGACCGAATGATATTGTTCAGCGCATCCTTCTGATACTGTCTGAGTTCCATTCGTTTTTCCTTTTATATTCTTATCATTTTTTCTATTGGTATGTGAACAACAGGCTCAACGTCTGCTGAGTCTCTTTTGTTTACTGTACGGCCACCCCATTTAATCTCAAACTCATCTTCATCTGAGTATACATAGTAGTATATCCCATCTGTAAACTTTGCAACAAGTATAAACTCAAGATTGTTGTGAGTCTTAAACTCTATACCATGATTCCACTTTGATAGTGATAGCAATAGTGTTGAGTACTTATTGTGGGCATTGTTCCTAGCCTTAACCTCAACCACTGCCTTAGCCACCCCTCCTCTTGTTAGCAGGAAGTCTAACCTATAACTAATAGGTAGCTTATGAAGCTGACAGTTCCATTCTGATGCCATAACCTCTGAGACTTTTTGTTCGTTGGATATGTCAAACTCTGTTTCATAGCGGGGTCTGTTTATCTTCCACTTATTATCTGATTTATTCATATACTTCCTTTTTAGTTCGTCATACTCTTTAAGGTTTTCATTGGCACTCATGTTAGTCCTCCATATCGTAGAATGCTCTTGAGATTATCTTGCAGAAGTCAGATCTAACGATGTCGTTAAGGTCGTCAAACTCTGTCACTCCAATGTACTTGTTTAAGTAGTCTAGTTGCTCGTGCATATCGACCAGCATGTTTAGCCCACTTGAATTTCCTTTGGCTGCTTGGTTTAAGTCACCAGTTATAACAACCTTAGACCCTGTGCCTATCCTCTTCAGGAACATTTCCATTTCTTTAGGTGTTGTGTGTTGGGCCTCATCCAGCATAATAAAACTGTTGTCCCATGTTCTTCCTTGCATATACTCAAAAGGTACTACATCAATTGAACCGTCTGCAATATATTTCTCAACGATTCCATTCATGTGTCTCTTAAGGACATCCATATAAGGTACGACCCATACCGCCATCTTCTCTTCCATCTCTCCGGGAAGGAATCCAATTGTTTTACTATCGGATACGTTCGGCCTGCACAAGATAATATTAGCCTTCTTGTTGTCTGTCTTAAACTGAGCAGCAAGTGTCGCTGCGATGTACGTTTTACCTGTACCTGCAAACCCTAATCCTACAGATACTTGCTTGTCCTCAATGGACTGAATGTAGTATCCTTGTGATATTGATAAAGGTTCTAATTTAATTTTACGGCTAGTCTTTGCTTGTCTTTTGGTCATATACCCTCAGAATGATTAAAGTAAGTGAGCAGTTTTACGCCAGTGCTCAGGGGCACTCCTTGTCGGGAGGTTAGAACGGTACGTCTTCGTCGTCTTCTTCAACGATGTCTACTGCTGGCCTTGCGGCATATGTAAACTCGTCTGCAGTACCACCACCTGAGTATTCCTCAAGGGTAACTACTTGGACTCCAACTAGAGTTGGGGACTTGCCAGCCTTTCCAGCATATTCCCAGTCTCGTACCATGTATTGGATGTTACAGACAGAGCCATTGCCAATGATGCTTTGCTCCATCTCGTCCCCGTATTGATCTTTTACAAATGGAGGTGAGATAGGGTTCTTCTCCATCTGTCCTGATACAGGATTCTTTTTATTAAAATGAGTGTTGCGTTTGATCTTTACATAGGGCTCGCCAGTTTCATTATCGAAGCGCTCCTTCTGTGCATAGCCGTCAGCTACCCATTGTTTAGAATCCTCAGGTGAAAGGTAAGCGTCGATTGACCACTCCGTATCCTCTGAGGCGAACTTAGTGCTGGGATTGTCTCCAAGCCTAGGCCATTTTATCTTTACATTTTTAAGTATCATTTATTTTCCTCATACTTAGTTAAAAAATAACAGGGGTTTCCTGTTCTTATAAAGTCCCACACCGTGAGAACTTTTCTTGCTTAGAGTACCCGTAGGGGACTCCAAAAAAAGGTGCCATACAATCCCCCCGGAGGTGTGGTAGTGGGGGTATGTATGGCGTTTTTCTATTAAGCTGCGGTACCTACCACAGACTACAGCTTATTATTATTTATTGATTGTTAATTAAAAAAAGTGTTTCCTATAAGGTCTGGAACAAAAGTCTTGGCGGGTTCCTAAGCCTTAAAAGGCTCTCTAAGTCTCTTAAGTACCTTTAGGGGTTCATCCAGCGTTTTGAAACATACCCCCTTTATCCTCTAATACGTATTAGAGATAAAAGGGGGTGTCATTGAACCGCACCCTTATTAGCAAAAGAAGAAGTCCGAACCTCTTATATCCTCTAGTGTCAGTAAGCCAAGCTCAGGTTCTTTCTCATCGAAAGGCTCATTATATATTAGCTCACCCCTCATGATAGAGAATACATCCTTCTCGTACATCTTTATGAACTCCTCCTTGGTTGTGTTTATAAGAAAACCTACGTCAGCAGCATGAACACTGAAGCTATCGTGAATAGCACCAAATGATTCAAGACCCAAACTGTTTATCACCATAGACATATGACTAGCATCATAAGAGTGTACCCAGTTAGCTCCGATTGCAGACAGGTGCTCAGCTAAGGCAGGCGTATCTGTTACATCAAGATAGATGTGACCTATACTACGACCCTGTAGAGTCCCTTGGTACTTCTTCTTACGAGACACCCACTTCTGAGTGAGCACAGGGAATCCTGAAGGAGTTGTCCAAGACACATCCTTAACTCTCATCTGTTTCACACGGTGTTTCACGAGCGCTTGAAGGTATTTCTTAATCTTAACAGGCCCACAGCAGACAGTATCGTATGCCGACACCAAGTCCTTACCCAATGCTCTTGAGTCTGACCTTGTTATCTTATACTTGGCTGTGATACCAGCATCATAGGAATCTTGATAGATAATCTCACCAATCTTTCTAGAGCCAGCATCGTAAGCCCTTGTCATTGAGCCACGCTTGCTAATACCTTTCCTAATGAGCTTCATAGGGATCTTTCTTAGCTTCTTACCTATGTCAGTATCCTCGTTAAGAGTTATCATTTCTCTACCAATAGTTAAGTAGAAATCCTTAGGCATATCCATCGGTGTTAACCCAACAAGCTCACCAGCTTTCTCGTCAAGAGACATTGCTGCTAAATGCTGCGTTCCGTTGTTAACTCCGTCGATTGAGATAGGCATACCAGACATGTAAGGATCACCAGTCAGTGAAGCACCAACGATTCCTCCAAGTTCAAAGCATAACGATAGGAAAACCCAAGGCTTCTCAGCAGACATCCAGTAGTCTAAGTGTTCCATTGGGTTCTCAGCAACGTCAAGTAAGTGGTCGATATGTTCTACCGTCCAATTGTGCTTATCGTTAACACCCATCTTATCTACAGATATATCTGACAGACCTTGCTTCTTGAGTTCTGATATATAATCTAACTCTAGCCAGTCAGTAGCTTCTAGTTCTTCCAGCGAATACGTTTGGTTGAACGAGGAAGCGACATGCATAAAGGTATATTCAACACCTTCTTGGTTGAGCTCTTTTTCTGTAGCGAACAGGAAGTGTCCCCTTGCAAGGTCGTTTGATTGGTAGCTAAAGTAAGGGTCTTTGTTATATATACGACCCCTATAGTCTAGATACATACCTTGGTAGAACTCATAACCTAACCATCCGGGTTGTGTTTCCGTACCACTAACAGTCTCTATAATTGCTTTGTTACGAGCAGCTTGAGATTGAGTACGTAGACAGTATTGCTTATCAGTCCATCTACGGTTCTCTAGATTGTAAGCCTTGTGAACTTTATGAAGAGCCTCTCTTGTTTCTTCCAGCTTCTTCTTGTTCTTTAGCTTCTTAAGTCTAGCCGTTAGTCTTTCCACTTCCTTCTCAAGAGTCGGCACAGTAGATGAGTTACCCTTGTGTGGCTCGAAGATATCTCCGTTACGATACACATCAATACCCTTTAGGTGTGCGTTTACATCATCTCTACGTATGTCAGAGGTGTCAAATGGCACATCGTTACCTTCAAAGTCTTCCAAGGTTATAAATGTTTCTGTTAATTTGTCCTTTAACAGAAGACTTATCTTAGCAATGTCAGGGTTTATCTTCCATTTAACATTTTCAAGGGTTTCCATGGACTTCATGAAGAGTGAGTTATCGAATTGCTCGGTAACATCCACAGTAGACTTTATTAAGTTCTCTTGTACCCCTTCAGTTACTCGTCTACCTTTAACCCACGACTTGTAAGGTCTTAGAGATATACCTATACGATCTCTAGGATCAAGGGATATTTTAGGGAACTCTTGCCCCATTTCTAAGACATAAGGATTATAGTTAACTTTCTTCTTAATACCCTTGTCATACACCTCCTCTACCCTAAAGTAAGGCTCACGGTTCAAGATAAGGTACCTCTCGTCGATTAAAAGATCTAACACGAAGTCACCTACCATGAGGGAGTTTGCAGCGCTAGGATCGAATCCTTGGGGGTTTAGTATATTTATAGCAATATCTCCAATACTCTTAGAGGTTGCTGTTAGTTTAGCTATTCCGTCACCCTTTCTAAACTTCTGGATGAGGAAGCTAAAGGTATTATTAAGTATCTTTACGCTTCTGAAGTCGTTATAAAGACACTGAGTGTCTCTAAATAACTTAGCAGCTCCAGATCTGTTGTTCTTTCTGGAGGTTATTCTATTCTCTAGAATATCTGCCAGATTGTTTATAGTATTCGTTTCCATTACACCTCCGTAAGTAAACTCGCACCCTTATTCTCTAAAGGGGCTATAAGTCATTGATTATTATACCATATTATTCATGTGTTATCCTTGCTATCTCTCTCTCAATATACCACTTAGCCTTTTTAAGGTCTTCAATACCTCCATCATCATGCTTAAGGTCAGCCCTCCATATATATTTGAGGGCGTTACCTAGGCAAAAGTTCATGTGTTCAGTGATTGCTATGGCCTCAACCCCAGAGGGGTGAGACTTATAGTGTTGTGGATTAATATTATCTGCGATTTTCTTTTTCATCGTGGAGCTCCCATATTATTACCAGTAAAAAACCTATGAACATAAAGATTGCGATTGCTGAATTAGTCACTCCCTTCTAACTCCTCGATTTGTTTGTTGTAGTGCCTTACAGCGGTGTTATAGAGTACGTAAGCTGCAGTATAGGCGGCTAGTCTATCACCACCTTTTGCCGGTATTTGTTTAAGAATATCGTCAGCGTATTGCATGGCTTCGTTTAGAGTACCTCTGTTAGCAAACAGTTGATGCTCTTCTAGTCCTACAATACTTGCAAATTCTAACTTCTTCTCCATGCTTCCTCCGTGATAGACTCTTCAAGCTCTGTGATACTTTTAACTTGACGTTTTTCTAATATATTTTCTAGCGCCTCAATAGTATCTACCTCAGCGATATCCATAAGGTAGTCGAGAACCTCTCCGTCAGTATGTCCCTCGTTAGGGTCATCTCCTTGGTTAGGATCAGCCTTACTAGCGCCTTTAGCCACATACTCAGCATACTCTTGAGTTACACCCTCTATCTGTGCAGTACTAGCATAGTAATCAAAGTCAAAACCTTCCCAATTCATCGTAAGCAGCTTCATTTCATCTTCAGCTATCATTTCAGCTTCATCTGCATTATCTGCCTCAGGGAATAGATATATTGTCTGTATGTCCACTCCAACTTCCCATATATATTTCTTCATTTTATTTCTCCGTTAGTTATTTTCAAA